ATTTCGCCGTCGCGCCCTCGATGGCAATGCGCGCCACCGGATCATAGGCCGGATCGCGAAGTTGCCCGTCAGCGCCAGCCGCTCCTCAAGCGGGTTGAGGAGGTTCGATGTTCGCGACGCGCTCCTGCGCGTGCGCGAAGCGGATGCCCTCCTCGGTCTTGGCGAGATAGTCCGGGTGCTCGGTGTCCGTCTCGCTGAGGTCGAGGAAGTGGTCGGCGCCGTAGCTCGACAGGTCGTCGCTCATGTTGAGCTGGTCCTTGACCCGCGCCATATCGGCGCCAAGCTCGAAAAGCTCGGCGCGACGAACCGTGCCCTTGAGGCGGGCAGCGAGGCCCGCAAGATCGGTGTCGAGCGTGTCGAGCCGGGTGCCGGCCTCGCTCCGAAAGACCTCAAGAGCCCTAATTCGCTGCGTGTTGGATGCGACCGACTGAAGGCGGTTCTCCTCCACCATCTGAATGCTCTCGATACCCGAGGGCGTCAGCGTGATGTGGGCGATCGCGAGCGTATTGAGGTCGAGCAGCGCCGGTTGCGGGTTCGCGTTCTCGGTCCCCCGAACGGTGCCGATCTCGGCAAAGCGGCGGCTCTCGGTAGCGACAGCCTCGGCCTCTGTCTGCCCGGTCTCAGCATCGACGAGGAACGTGCGCGGCTCAACCGCCGTGTCGGTCTGATTGCCCCAGACCACAACGGTCACGATCCGCTTAGTGATGGACGGGATGTGGTCGGCAAGATTAATGACGACGCCACCTTCGTCATTCCGATAGTAGACCTTGCCCTGCGAGTAATAGCGCCCCTCGCCGACCGTGATTTCGAGCGGGCCGGTCTGCGAGACGGGGAAGCCCCAAAATTTCCGGCCCGGATCGATCCCGTCATGAACGACATGATCGAGCGAGGAACGGGCGAACTCGCCAATGTTGTTTAAATCGCCATCCGTAACCTGCTGGCTCGGATGGATGATGACACGACGCTCCATCTTTGCGGTCCTCTTTGCCTAGAGCCGGAACTTGACCCGCGCGCCGAACGACACGGAACCGTCGAGCGCAATGCTGTCCGCGAACGTGACGGGCCGGGTGAGCTTGTGGGTGATCAGGATGCGGTCGCGCGCCGACTTGGATACGCGAACTGCCAGCTTCACCGCTTCGCGGCGGCTTTCGTCCTCCGGGCGCGCGAATTCGTGCGAGGCATAGCTGTGGTTCGCCACGAGCCCGCGCTCGGGGCGCTTGATCTTGGCATCAATGACCGCCTTCGCCGTGAAGGCAGGGATGCCGATATGCGAGACATTCGCGAACGACCACGCCCGCACCCATGGCGCGGCGCGCTCAGGATCGTGCAAGACGATCCGGTCGTAGACCAGCCACGCCGCCTGATCCGGGCGCGCAAAGCAATGCCCGACGAAGCGCCGGGCGAAGGCTGAGCGGTCGTCGTGCCCCTTCTCGAAAATGCGCTCATAGCGCACGTCGATAGGCTCAAGGCCGGGCCGCACGCTTGTGAGCGAAAGCGACGAAACCGAATGCTCGTAGGTCGTCTGAAGGCGGAAGGTCACGACATTTGCCGCCGCTACGACCACGCCCGCGAAGCAATGCCCCGCGAAACGCCCGTCAAAGGCGCCGAAGCGCCCGGCGTTCCCCGGCAGCGATACGCGCTCGGTCACGAGGGCATTGCGCCGCTCGCGCTCGGTCGTCACGTCCGCCAGCAAGAGGCGCCTTTCCTCGCCCCGATCCCAGAGCCGGGCGGCGCGCCCGAGAAGGGCGCGCCCTGCGTCGATCTTCGCGAAGGAATGCCCGACGAAGCCACCGATGAACGAGAGGCCCGCCGCGCTTCCGGTATCCCGTGCGAGATAGACCCTGATCTGCGGCATCGACAGCAGCCAGGCGTCCATCTGCTCTTTCGTCGGCCCCGGCAAGGCGAAAAAGCGCTGCGGCGGCGTGACGACTTGGACAAGCTCGCCATCGACGAGATCGATGTGCTCCGCCATTCCGCGCTCGGTGCCCTTGAGGCGGTGCAGCCGGACGGCGCGGGCGATGACGCGGCGCTTGCGTTCGACGGTCCAGTCATCCGACCAGAGATCGATTGACCACGCCCACGCCAGCCACGGCAGGAGGTGCTCGGGCGCCGTCCACGGATCGACCGCATTGCGGATGATGTGGGCAGGGAGCGGGCGCCGCGCCGCCGAGGCCAGAGAAATGGCGTGTTCCCAGGCCGTCCTATTCGGCGGCAGGAGCGAGACGGGATCAGGCATCGATATACTGCGTTGTCAGTGTGATCGTGCCGACAGACACGACGCCATCGGGCTCGGGGTGGATATCGGCGGTCGGCGTAGTAAGCGTGACACGCTCAACGTCGTCTGACTGCAAAGCGCCGAAGACGCCCGATACCGCGAGGACGGCGCCGACGCGCCGCTGCCGCGACAGATACGCCTCAAGCCGCCGCTGCGCCGTCTGCCGGATAACTACCGGATCAGGCCCGCGCTTGATCCAGAGCGTTGCAACGATGTCCGTCTCGACGGCTTCCGCAATGCGGATTTCGAGGGCGTCGGTTAGCGGCTTGACGTCGCTGCGCATCAGTCGCCCGCGCACGGCTTCGACGATCTCGTCAACCTTGTCGGCGGCAGCCGGGAGGATAACGACCGCCACCTCTCCGGGGATGAGCCCTACGCCATCGGCGTGATTGAGGACCGCAACGTCAGCGACGCCGACGTGCGCGGAAAGCGCGTGGAACGCATAGGCGTCCCGCGAGCCTGTCGTCGCGAAGGCTTCCGGCGCAAGCTGGATGCGGCGGCGGTAGCGCTCGTCGTCCTCGTAGGTCGGCGGGACCGGCGGGGATGCGTTCGGATTGCCTGGGTCCACGATCTGCCGGGCGACGCCGAACATTGCGCCAATGGCGTCAAGGTTCGTCCCCCACGACGAGGGAAGGAGGACGGCGCGAATGGCGTCGTTGATCATCGCGAGCTGCAAAAGCTCGCGGTAGGCATCCTCTTGCTGAAGGATCACCGCCGGGTCGGTCTCAAGCATCTCCACGTCATAGGGGATGCCTGCCATCTCGAAGCGCTGCTTGAGGTCCGCGATGCGCTCCTCAACAATGGCCTCGTAATCGAGACCCTGGATGGCGTCCGGCACCGGCACGCGCGAAAGGTCGATAGTGTCGAAGCGGCTCATTCCGAAATGTCCTCAGTCTCGCGCGGGACAAACCGTCCGCCGTCTACGTCAAACGCGACGCGCTTGCGTCCTGCTGGCGTGAAGTCGCCAAGGTGGCCACGCGGGCGATATTCGACTTCGATCCGCAGTTCCGCCCGCCCGTTCCGGTTGACGGAAAGGGGCAGGACGCGGATCAGCCGCACGCGCGGCTCCTGCTCAAGCGCCGCGCCGACCGCAGCGAAGAAGCGCACAAATGTCTCGGGCACCATGGTCTCGCCGAGGAGGTTCGGCACGAGCGACCCGAACCATCGGCGCATGACGCGCTCGCCGAAGCGCGTCGTGAAGATGACGCCCATTGATTGCGCGACGTGCGACCAGCCGGAGAGAGGTTTTCCGGTCTCCCGGTCAATCCCGTAGCCAGACACGGCTCAATCCTTCGCCTTGCGCTTGCGCCGGAGCTTCCCCCTCGCTACCGGGGCGAGTGCGGGATCGGGAGACAGAACCGGGCGGATCGTTCCAAGCGTCAGCTCATAGGCCGCCTGATGCGGCGTCAGCCACAGCCGCCCGTCCGCCGGGCGGCGCTGTCCGGCCACCCACGGCCCTGCCTTCTCGGTGACCTCGTAGAGCTTCTTTTCAGCCATAGCGCCCTCACGGGATGCGGAAGAAGGGGCGCCCGGTGGTCGGGTGCCCGCATGATGCGACGTGCCCCTCGCGGCAGGCCGGAATGCCGCCGATCCGGAAAGTCGGCGTTCCCTCGGCCATGACGGGATCGGTCGTGTGCGGCGGAAGCGGCGGATGCGGCGCTACGTGGTCGCCCTGCACGACGACGGGAATGCCGCCGACCTTAAACCACGGCACCTGCATGCCGAGTTGGACGCCGCCCGCATAATCGACGCCGACGAGGGCAATTCCCGGCATTGCAGCCTCACGATTGGGAGAACTCATAATCGGGCGCGGCCATCTTCAAGCCGCCGCCCGTAAGCTCGAAGGTCGAGCCCTCGCACTCAAAAAAGATGCGCGGCACCTTCACGACGATCTCGCTACCCCGGAGCTCAATCCGGCAGTCGCCGAACGTTAGAACGTGCTCGTCGCCTTTGTCGCTCGGAGCCGCATTCTGGTTGCTCCACGTCATCGGCACGGCCAAGCCTTGCCTGAAGTCGCCCGTACCGCTGATGAGCGTCATTTGCTGCCCGACGCTCGGCGGCGAATGGATCTTCATCGCCCCGGCAATCTGCGCATAAGGCACCGGCGGCGACAGAAACGGCTCCTCTTCCGTGCCACCGAGCCGGAGGCGCACAGTTCCGGCTTTCGGATCAACCTCGGCGACCGGCCCCTGCTTGACCATGCCGTCGATACGCCGCTCGATTTCTGCCTGCCGCCGGAAGATATCGACGAGAAGTCGCGTCAGGTCCATCAATCCGTCTCCGGGCCATCCGCGTCTTCAGCAGTACTCGCGTTGAGCACGAAGCCGTCAGTCATCGCGATTTCGTTGACCTTAGAAACCTCCTCGGGCTCAAGCGGCCACTCGGAGAAGTGTTCGGAGGCGTCCCGCGCGAGCCCAAGCGACGCGCGAATGCGCTCCCAAGGCGGCATCGGGCCATCGGTTACGACAGCATCGATGACATCGGCAACAGCGTCATATTCGTCGTCGTCCCTCAGCATTTCGATGATCCGGCCCCAAACGCCGCTAAGCGCAGTCCCCGGCTCCGGCTCGGCGATAGTGTCGATCTGAAAGACGTATTGACGGGCGGCATAGCGAATGCCGTTGCTCTCGTCGCCGCCTCGATAACAGGAGACGTTATTAACGCGCAGGACGATAGTCCGCCAAAGGTCGCCCCACTCGCCGCCGCCCGCCTGCAACGCGCGCATGATCTGCCAGCCGAGGATATTCAGTTGCGCCTCAAGACCGGCATCGGTCGCCGCGATAACAACGTCACGCTCAACCTCGCCGTCGTCAGTTCGCACGACCATTTCAGCCGTGGCGGCGACGACAATGATGAGCTCCATCCGGTGGTCGCCCGCGAAGAGGTCTCGCCCCTCGATAGTCACGCTGTCATCGTCTGTCATGACGACGACGACAAAATCCTTGCCGCTATGCTCAAGCACGAGGTTGAGGGGATTGATCGTGCTGTCATAGACGTTCGCGCCGGCAAACGTCCGCCCCTTGATTGCTCGGAGCGTCGCAACGCGAACCGCCAAGGCTGCAAGGCTCATTATCGCTTCTCGACAAGGTGAACGTGAATATCGCCCCGGTCGGACGAGACCGGATCGCGAGCGACGACGTAGGCAGGCGCTCCGGGGCGCGTAACGAGCACGACGCGATCTCCCGGCTTAAGCGCGTAGCCTATTGCAGCGTAGTCGGACAGGTCGAACCATACGCTCGCGCGGCGCTCCGCAACGCGCGCGCTCGTGTCGATGCTCCGCCCCTGCCGGACACCCTCGAAATCGCTAACGGTCGGCGACAAGGCGATAACGCCTCGCGTCGTGACTTGCGCCCGGTTGGGGTCGGGAGCGGCTGGCTTCAACTCGCCAGCGGGCAGCATGGGCTCGACGCGAACCGCCTCGCCGAAAACTTTAGCGACCGCCCGGAAGGCGGTCGCTGCATAGGGGTGATTGTAGCGCACGGGATTAGCCGCCAGCCCCGCCGGCCTTGCCCTTCAGCAGCACCTGCGGGCGGGTGCAGTACTGCAAGGCGTTCATCTGCGTGTCGAGGTAGCGCCCCTTTCCGTTCGGCATCGGGAACTGGCGGGAATAGAGGCGACGGCCCATCGTGTTGACGGTCTCCTCATAGTCAGCCGGCGCATAAACCGTCTTGAAGAGGCCCGGCACACCGACCGGGAAGATGTGGCATTTGCCGCTCTCGATGAAGGCAGTTCCGCCAACCTTGCCGCGATAGTTCTCCCACATGATGCCCCCGAACGGGAAGGCGCCGTAGGACATGCCGCCGCTCACGTAGGACGAGCGGAGTTCCGCCGCAGCCTGCCAATTCAGGTAGCTTTCGCGGACCTCTTCGTTCTTGATGAGCGCGTCGAAGAAGTCGTCGCTGCAGAATGCGTGGACGCCCGAGAACGGGACGCCGCCGAGCTTGTCCGCGATACGGCGGATCACGTCGGCGCAGGCCGCGCGGAGATTGCCCTGCTTCTTGTTCGCAAGGTCGAAGGCAATCTCCTGATCCTGCTGCACGCCAAACTCGTCAAAGAGGTTGAGCGAGGAGCCGTCCGCGTAGGTAACGACGCCCTTGATCGCACCGAGACGAGCGTGTTCCTCAGTGACGGAGAGAGAATTGACGTGAGCGCGCAGACGCTGCGCCACCTTCTGCATAACGGTCTGAAGCGCCTGCTCGGAGCCGAACGCGCGGACGTTCTGAACCTCCTCCGCATAGATCGCATCATTGATCTCGAAGTGCGGGATGCTAAGAGCCCGAACCGTGCGCTTCTCCTTGTCGAGTGTAACGCCCGGCGCGCCGCGCGGGGTCGGAGGCACGAGGGTCAGAATTTCGCCCTGCTTCTCAATGGAGATGGTCGTGGTATCGACGCTTTCGACCTCGAAAAGCCCCATCTGGCCGATCCGGCCCGGCTTGAAAACGAGGTCGTTGATGGCGTCCGTCAGGCGAACGACCGAAAAGGCGTCGTTGTCGAAGATGTTAAGCATTTGTGCTTTCCCTCTCGATAGGGCAGTGCCCGCCCGCTGGTCGCGCGGCGGCGCAATTGAGGATTGAAGTTCGGGCGGGAGGCCCTAAAGGTCAGGACAGCGCCGCGTCCGGCGCTTCCCGCTTACCGGACGATAATGCCGACCTTCGCAAGGTCCGCGATTGCCGCTTCTTTCTGCGCCGCCGTGATGCCAGCGGGCCACGTCAGGCAATGGCCGTTGACCTCGGCGTCGCGCACGAGGGCGGCGATTTTGACGGTCTCGCCCGAGCCGGTCGTGGCCGGATAGATCGCGATGGCGGCAGCCTTCTCGGACCCATCCGAGGCGGTCGGATCAAAAGCAACGGCCTCATAATCCGCCGGGCTTTCGGCAATTACAGAGATATAGAAGCGGTCACCAGCGGCAAAGGGCGTCGTGCCCGCAGTAATAGTGAACTTCACTTCCTTGTTGAAAGCCGCGCCGGTCGCGCCGGTGCCGATTTCCTTGCCGTCAGGGTCTTCCACCTTGAATGAAGTCGCCCCGGTAAAGATGACGGTGTAAGTGCCGTGCTTGACCTTGGCGGACACGGCGGGATCGGCCATATCAAGGGTTCCGTCGCCAGTGTTGCCGTCGTCAGCGGCATCGTCGATACGAAGGCCGGCTTCCTGCGCGAGAAGCGCGAGGACAGCGCCGGCGGCGATGGTCTGCTCGGCGGCGATCACGACGGCCTCGCGCGAGCGCTTGCCGCTCGCCTCGGACAGAATGAATTCGCCAGCGTGGCGCCCCTCGGTGAAAACGGTAGCCATTTCGGTTTCTCCATAGAGTTGAGGTTTAGCGTGGGGCACCCGTCAGTTAGCGATGCCCGAACCCTGGTTGAGCGAACCGATGGTCTTCTTCCAAAGCTCGTCGCTTGCCGACTGCGCGGTAGGAGCCTTAGCGGAAGGGTCCATCGTCACGAGACCGCCGGGCGCGTCCTCGGCGCGCGGGCCAATGACAGGGGCGGACGCCGCCGGGGAGACCGCAAGACCGGCCAAAACGCCCTTCGCAGCCTCAGCGGAAAGGTCGGTGTTCAGAGCAAGGTGCCGGGCGGACGCCTCGCGGCCCTTAGCCTCGTCAAGAGCTAGGATGGCGCCGATGCGCTCCCGCTCGGCACGCGCCCCCTCAGCGCGACCTTCATCGCGCGCCTTGGCGGTCGCGGCGTCGAGGTCGGCCTGCGTGAAAACGGTTTCGTCAGCCATTGCACTTCTCCTGATTTTCGTCTTCGGCGCGGACGCCTTGCCCGCCGCCAGTTCAGCGATGACCGCCTCGAAGGTTCCGATGCGGTCGGCCATGCCGGCGGCAACCGCCGCCTCGCCGATAAGCACGTCGCCGCCGCCGAAGCGGGCAACCACGTCTTCGGGCTTCACGCCCCGGCCTCTTGCGACCGTAGCAATGAAAACGTCGGCAAGCGCATCAACCTGCCGCTGGACACGAGCCCGCCCCTCGTCCGACGCGAGGTCGGCACGCTTGCCCGGAGACTGCGAAGAAACGAACTCGATGCGTCCCTGCTCGGCGTCGCGCTTGCTCGTGTCCTGTACGACGGCGCGAACGCCAATAGAGCCGAGCGTCGCCGTCTTCTCGACGACGATTTCGGTTGCCTGCGATGCCAGCCAGTAGCCGGCGGAAGCCGCATAACCGCCGACATAAGCGATAATCGGCTTCTTCTGACGCCCCTCGAAAATCGCCTCGGCGAGCTCGTTCACGCCGTTGACAACGCCTCCGGGCGTATCGAACGACATGACAATCGCCGTGGTAGCCTGATCGTCGAGCGCAACCTGAAGGTCTCGGCGCACAATATCGTAAGAGGTCGCTCCGGAAACCTCCGTGAAGAGGTTCGCGTGGCGGAAGAGCGGCCCCGTAACGTCGAGGATCGAGACATTGCCTCGCCGCCTCAATCGCTCCGCCGTCGGAACGTGCTTTGCGCGATAGGCTTCCAGCGCCTCCGGAGTAACGACGTTATCGCGGTTGGCGATAGCGAGGACGATCTCAAGCCATTCGGCGGTGATTGCCCACTGCTCCGCAATCGCCGCCTGAAAGGCGCGCGTGGTGCTCGACATTCGGTCGTCTCCTAAGTCAGAAGCGGCGCGAGCCCGCGCGGATCGCAAACCTGCGCGGTCGAGGCGAGAGCCCCTGCGAAGCGCGGCATTCGTCTTCCGCGTCCCACCACGCCCGTTTCAACTCGGCGAGTGACGCGCCTGCGTGGGCCGATTGAAACTCCTGCTCATTGTCTCCCGCGCGGAAGCGGACACGCATAGACGAGCCGCCTGCAAGGCGCTCGAAGTAGGCGGCCTTGAGCGCCTTCGCGCGGGCGCAAGGATCATCCCAATCGACTTCTTGGGCCTCGGGCGCGTTCATTCTTCCTGTTCCTCGTTGACAAGATCATCGCCCTCCGGCTCGGGCGCCAAGGTATCGCCTTCCGGAAGGCCGAGGCGCTTGCGCATCTCCTGCTCGCGCCGCCGCTGCTCATAGACATCGGCATAATCAACGCCGAGGTCGGAACAAATCATCTCGTCAGTCATGACGCCGAGACGCTTGTAAATCTCGTGCGCCTTCGCCGACTTGAGGTCATCTGCCTGTGGTTTGGCGGGGCCGCGCCAGTCAGCGGCGCAGGCCGCCGAGCGCTGCGCGACGAACGCCATATAGCCGCCGGGGAACGGAATGCGGCCCGAGGAAATTTCCTCGTCGAGCCACGCCTCATAGACCTGTTGCAGGAAACGTCCGCAAATATTCGTCCGGCGGTTAAGCAGGATAGGCCAATTCTCGGCGGTCGCCATGCGCACCGACGAATAAGTCGCGCCAGTATAGTCGCCAGTTAGCGTCTCGAAAGTGAGGCCGAGACACCGGGCGATCTCGCGCAACAGGAACTTCGCAAACGCCTCATAGGTATCGTTCGGGTGCTCAGAGCGGTTGAACTTCAGCGTCTCGCCCGGAAAGAGGTGCGCGACACGCCCAGAATTGCCGAGGTTGATTTTCGTTATGTCATACCACTCGGCCTTAACCGCCAGATAATCCTTGATGCCGGCGCCGCCGATACCTTGCTTCTGCCCCTGCTCGATCTCGTCCTGTAGCGCCTGCAATACCTGCTCGGTCGGCGCCTCGCTCTCGATAGTCGCGGCAAAGATCGCCTGCACAAGCGCTGCCGTCAGCGTCGCGTCGGCCAACTGGTCGAATTGGCGGACGATCCGAAGAACCGGCGCAAGCGGCGTGATCCCTCGAACCTGCCCCGGAAGACCCTCGAAGATATGAATAACCTGCGGACGACCGGCGCCATCACGGGCGCTGATATCTACCGTCTCGCGCGTATAATTCCGGTCCTCTCGAACAAAGCGATAGGCGACCGGAAAGCCGTAGCCGTCAATGCGCACGCCCTGAAATATGCGCATAAGGTCGTCGTTGTCCTGCGGCACCTTGTGGGGCGGGACAAGCTGGACCTTCGTTCGCGTCAGCGCGTAGGGGCGGCGCTGCGCCGGAAGGAGGGAAAACGCCTCGCCGTAGGCAAACCAGCACCGGAGAACTTGCGCCGTCAACTGGCCGATAGTGTGCGTCCCGGCGGCGTCGCACTCAACGGGGTTCTCGCTCCAAAGCGTCCAGCGCCTTTCGACGATATCAGTCCACCGCTCGGCTTCGGCGTCCGACCAGCCGAGCACGGTACGATCCGGGCGCGCCTGAAGGCGCAGGGAGACGCCGACCGTGCTCGCGACGGCCTGCTCAACGGCACCCGCGATCCAGCCCGAGTTATGAAGCGTATCGATAGCGCGCGCCGCAGCGAGGACGTAGGCCGAAGCAACGTCGTCGCGGGCGTCCCGGAGAGCGGGACGCCACGCGAAGAGAGACGAGGCGCCGCCGCTAGCAGGCGCGTTGAAAAACTGCGCACGATGCTGCGGAGAGGTCGTCGGAAGCGTCGTCGGAACAAGACCGCGCACAACGCCGTCTGTCCCGACGCGAACGCGCGGCTTTACGACTGCACCCATTTCGTCACCTGTTCAATCGCGCCGCGAAACTCGCGATGCTTCTGGTTTTCGGATTTGCCGTCGGAGCAACGAGTTCTGGCGATACGTCCGAGTTCACGTCCGGGACAGGAAGGGCGTGCTTGCCGTCGTCGGCAATCCGCCGACGCGCATGCGGCCCCAGCCTATGCGCGTTGAGTTGGAAAGCCGCCGCCGCCGCCAGCGCCTCGCAGTCGAGGAAGTGGTTTTCGCGCGAACGCTGCACCCAGACCGGATTGCCGGTCGGTGAGGTCACACGCGCCTCGCTCACGATCTGCTGGCAATATTCATCCGTGGCCTCCTCGTGGAGGAACCACGCGCCGGGAAGCACAGTCCCGTCTTCGCGATATTGCGGATATCGCAGTCGCTCGTGTACCCACGACTTCCAGTGGTCAGTGTCTAGCCGGAACAGCGTCAAGCCATACTTCGCTGTCTTGCCGTCCGGCTTGACCTCGATTTGAGACCGGATAAGGGGCTTCGACAACCGCGCATAGCCCTTCGTCGGAAAGACGAAGCGCGGGAAACGCCGCGCGAAGGCATAGACACGGTGCTCTGGCACCGAGAAGCGCTTGCCCGGTCTAAAGCCGCTATCGATAAAAGCGAGCTTGATCGGCAGGCCGTCAAAGTCCTGCTGAAGCAAGTCGGCGAGGTCATCCCAAACCTCGGGCTCCGCCGTTTCGCCCCATAGGTTGCCGGCATCGATCAGCCACGACGTTGCGCGCTCGCCCCACCCACGGATCACGAAGACGAGCCGATTTTTTTGAACGTCAATGCCCGCCGTCAGAAAAACGACGCTTTCGAGCAGCGACGAGCGAAGCGTGCGAGGCGGATAGGGCGCCTTGAGGCTCGCGACTTCCTGCCATTCCGGTACGTCGCCGCCGCCGGGCGTATAGACCTCGCCGAAGCCCGCGTTGATCGCCGTCTGAACCTTGCCCTGCTCGCCCGAGGCGAGCGCGGTCAGGTATGCCTCGGCGCGCCGTCCAAAGCTTACGAACGGAGACGCGAGGCCGGAAACCCAGAACGAGAGCGTCGAGGTAGCGGGCGGGTCGCCCAAAACCTCGCCGTCTTCCGTGATCGTCTGCCCCGGCGCCACGAAGACGCCGTTTGCGTTCATCTCTGCCTTATCGTCGTCCGTGATGATGCAACCGTTGTTTGGGCATTCGAGGACGGTATCGCGCAGCGCCTGAGCGGGCGTCGCGGTCTTCGGCCAGCGCAGGCACTTGAACCGAGGGATAAACCATTCGCGACAGTGCGGACAGCGCCAAGCCCAGTGGTAGCGCGTTCCCTCCTGCCACAGGCGCCAGATAGGAGAAGCAACGTCCTCCGGCGGCACTTCCTTCCAAAATTCGAGGCCGCTTGCGGGGTCCACTTCCGTCTCCACCATGCCCTGCGACGGGGTTGATGTGATGCCGACCTGAAAGTCAGCAAACGTAACGCCGCGCGCCTCGACGAGGCCGAGCGGATCGCCCTGCCCCTTAATATTGGCGAGCATTTCGTCATACTCGTCCACGAGGGCGAGGCCCGCCGGGTCCGATTTCAACGCCGTGGACGATCCGGCATGGGCAAGGCGGACGGTAACGCCAGCGACGCGCTTGAGCGTCTTTTTCATACGCTTGCCGCGCTGCACTTTCGCCTTCAGCTTAGGCGCTTCGTCGAAAAGCTGCATGAGGCGCGGCTCGAACTGATCCGTCAGGAACTCGCGCGACGGTCCGACATAGAGGATAGGGGCGGGCTTCGTATCGAGCCGAGAGCCGATGATATCAAGAAACGCTTCCGTCTTGCCGGACTGCGCCGCCGTGACCATGACAATACGGCGATAACGCAAGTCGCCAAAAGCGCGCTCAAAAGGGACGACATAGGGCGTAAGGTGCGGATCGCGCGGCCCCGGCTTGCCTGTCGTCGGAGGATAGACGCGATTTTGCGCCCCCCATGCGTCAGGCGTCGTCGTCTGGCGAGGTTCCCAGAGGATCGTCGCCTTTTCGTAGAGCCTCGCGAGCTTCTGCAAAGCGTCGCTGGAAGCGAGAGATCGCACCATTTAGAGCCTGCTCAATCTCCTTGCGCAACGCTAGATCGCGCGTCACAGCGGCGGGAATTCCTTCAAGCTCCGCCCTAAAGACTGACGTGTTGTGCGCAAAGAAGTTGTCAACATCGTCGAGGTCGATAAGACGGCCTTCGCGCTCGGCGATGCGCAACTCGACCTCGCGCTGCCGCGCGGCCTTGAGGCCGCTTTCGGCCTGAACCTTGCTCGTCCGCCGCTCCTCGTCTTTCAGCCAGCGGATATAGCCTTGGACAACGCCAACGAGGGGATAGAGACCCTTCGCGGCCTTCGGGACATACCCCTTCGCCACCAACTGCCGCAACCACTGCGGCGTGACCATGATAAGTTTCGCCGCCTGCGAGGCAGTGATAAGACCGGCTTGCTGCTGAGTTTCTTCAGCCATTAAATCGGCCTCTCGTAAACAAACCCCGCGAAATCACCAAACCGGAAGATCGGGCGGAAATCGGTTAGCTCGCCTTCCGTCATTGGACGTTGTACGCCAGCAAGCGAAAGCTCTTTTTTAATGATTTCATCTGGCGCGGCTCCCGCTTCATATTTGCCAGCGAGCGTCAAGCGATAGACGACTGACGACAGGTAGCCCTGCCCAGGCTCCATCTTATCGAAGACGATGACAGCGCCGCCGGGCCGAATGCTTCCCTTCATTCGCTCGATAACCGACCGGCGGTCCGGAGCCGGAAGAAACATAAGGACGAGAAAAGAGACAATCACGTCTGGCCGATAGTCCGCGAAATCGAATTCGCGAACGTCGCCGACGACGGCGCGTCCGGGGCCGTCGTATGCCGCAACCATCTCCTCCGAATTGTCTATCGCGATAAGCTCCGCAGATCGCGCTTTGAGGATATCGGCAACAGCCCTGCCTATGTTCCCGGTGGACGCCCCAACGTCGATTAGCAGGCCGCCTTCCGGGAGATAATGGCGGACGAAATGAGCGACCGCGCCGGTAGCGAGGTCATACCACGGAAGCTGCTCGCGCACATGGCGGTCGAAATCCGCAGCGACCTCCGGACTGCGAAACGTCCAGTTTGTCGGAATTTGCATTTTTTCGGATTTCCCACTGGACATTCTGCGAAGCTCACCTTCTTATCACATTACCGGATGACGATACCGGATGGAGAAAGACAGATGACCAACCTCACCGCTACGCAGATCGCCCAGCTCACCACCATCATCACCGGAGGCGTTTGCAAGCGCTCAGCTACTAAGGGCGCGGCCATCAAGCGCTTCATCGCCGCTTGCAATAAGGACGCGCCCCGCCCGATTGACGCGGAGATAATCCTCGCAATTTCCAACTTCGACGAGGCGAAGGACGCGCTGCTCAGCGAATTGAAGGCCGAAAACGAAACCAACAAGGCCGATGCTAAGTCGAAGCGCAAGGCCGCAGTCGCGCTCGCCGCTGCCGCGTCGGAAAAGAACAAGCCGGCGGTTGCAAAGGAGGACCGGCCCGCCTTCCGCGATCCGGCCAAGGTTCAGGAGATCATGCTCGACCTGATCGGCACCGTTGGACCCGGCAAGGTCGGCAAGTTCCGCGCCGCTTGGATCGACCGCGACCCGAACGGATACGGCAAGCTCGCGCCGACGCAGCAGAGGGGCATCATGCGCAAGGCCATTAACAAGCTCGTCGCCTCCGGCCTTGTCGTCCGCGACGGCTCGACCTTCAGCCTCGCCGAGCGGAAAGCAAAGAAGGCAGCTTAATCCCTACCACTCCGCGCCGAGGCCGGGCTTACCGCCCGGCCCTTTCTTTTGCCGGGATCAAGATTTGATCGCGGACCGTAGCCGCGATGTGGCTCATCATAACCGGAGGGACGGCTCGGCCTAGACGCTCCCACTGCTGGGCATAAGTGCCCGTCAGAACGAAGTCGTCGGGAAATCCGCAGATACGGCGAAGTTCCGCTATGCTGAACTTCCGCTTCTCTATCGGATGCGTGACAGAGGCTAGCGACGTATGCCCGCCAGACGCCGTAATCGTCGGGCACGGCTCGTCCAAATCCGGTCGAACAAGTTGGAAATACTTATCGGACTGTTCGCCCGGCTTGAGCTTGCCCCACTCGTCGCCGACCGCGTAGCGACTAATATCAGCCTCCGCCTCGACCTCGGGCTTGTCGAGATCGTCGCTCCTTCCAATCCATGGCAACGCATCACGGATCGAGTAGCGATAAGGCAGCGGCTTCGGGAAGACCGGCGCAAGCCCGAGGTCGTCGCGGACGCCGACGAAGATCAGGCGCTGGCGCGCCTGTGGAACGCCGAGCCACTGCGCGTCGAGCAATCGCGCTGAAACGCGGTAGCCGCACGCTTTAAGCGCAGCGAGAATTTCGAGGAAATATCCCTTCGCCGTACCCTTCACAAGGCCGCTGACGTTCTCGGCGACGAACACCTTCGGCCTGATCCCATCGACGAGGCGAGCGAACTCAAAGAACAGGTCATCGACGCGCTGCTCGGCGTCGGAATATTTCTTAACCTGCCCCCACGCCTTTTCCCGTTTGCCGGCGGTCGAGAACGACGCGCACGGAGGCGAGCCGTCGAATACGTCGAGCTCGCCCGGCCTTAGCCCGATCTGGTCGAGGATATCCTGAGCCGTAATCTCGCGGATATCCCGACCATCGACAATCGTCCCCGGTCGCGCGTTGGCAAGGTACGTCTCGCGCGCCGCCGGGATGAACTCGTTTGCCAGAAGGACGCGGAAGCCGGCCATGCGGTAGCCGGTCGATGATCCGCCACAGCCCGCGAAGGTCGAAACGACATTGAAGCCGTTCCACTCCATCGCGGCTATCTCCTTCATCGACGGGACGCGGTAAGGCGGCTTGTTCGGCTCGGCCTTCGGCATGGGCTCTCCGTCATACTCAATCGCTATATGGACCGGGCGGCCCGCGACGATTGATGGTGCCGGCATATCCGTGCAGTCGATAAACTCATGAGCCGTTCCGGGGAAATACTTCGCGCCCGGCGTATTCTTGAGCAGTCCGACCTGCCTCTCAATCCATATCCGCGTCACGCTGTCTTTCCGCTCCACCTATAACCGCACTTCGGACATTGGTGCTCGGTCTCGATATCCTCCCCGAACTCCGGGAAGTCATCCGGCGGCGACGCTTCCTTTTCTGCCGCCTCAAGCATCTTGTCGATTTCCTTAGCGCTAAAACCGATCAAGCCAACATCAAAGCCCTCTTCGGAAAGGTCGCCAAGCTCGATCTTCAGGAGCTCCTCATCCCACTCACCGCCTTCAGTCAGCTTGTTGTCAGCGAGCGTGTAGGCCCGGCGCTGCTCGTCGGTCCAACCTTTGGCGACGATAACCGGGACTTCTTCGAGCCCGGCCTCTTGCGCCGCCACAACGCGACCGTGCCCCGCAATGATCGTCCGGTGTTCATCGACGAGAACCGGGATCGTAAAGCCAAACTCCCGGATCGATGCGACGAGTTGCTTGATCTGCTCAGGCGGATGCTTCTTGGCGTTCCGAGCGTAGGGGATCAAGCTCGAAATCGGCCAGATTTCAACGGTTTCAGCATGGATGCGGACGGGCGCCTTGTTCAGCACATTTGCACCTTTCTGGAAAACCAAACCGGAAATTGCGAAATCTGAAAAACGCGCAATTTTCAGGCCGCCGCGGGAGCGCAGTCTTCAGGCCGGCCATACGGTCCCTATAGCACCCGCGATACCGTCGCGCGTTCGCAGCGCTCGCCTCGTCGCCTCGACCGCCTTACCTGCCTCTTGAGCTCGTCGCGCCTTCAGATGCGGTCGCTGCGGTCGTCCGCTTGAGGACGCGGCCTAGCCTGCCCGGCTGTTACCTGACAGGGCGCGATCCTCGAAAGACTGGTTGCGGAATGCCGTTTCGCGGCCTTCTCGCCGCCCAGGACCGGCCTCGAACGTCTCGCAGCTAGGTAGGTAGCTGCCAGAGCACGAAGCCTGCCTACGGGCTTCCTAGCCGCACCTAGCGCGTGCCTCGGAAAAGCAACGATTTATTTCTTAGCGCCGCGAGAGCAGGCGCCCGAGGTGGTGCTCGACGCGCGTAAGAACGAACGGTCCGGCCTTCTGCCATTCGTTGACGGTCGGCTCTTTGACGATCTCGCGCGCGATGTTCGGCCCCCAGAGCATGCCGAGAGGGCCGCGCTCCTTCGTCAACCTCACGTAGACGCCAGTTCCGCGCGTAAGTTGGGTTGTGCGGCTCTTGCTTCCCGCGCGGTCTCCGGGCTTTGCGCCGATCATGAACGAGCCGGGGAACAGGCGCCGCGTCCGCCAAGGCGCGGCGCTTACGCCTTTCTTGCGCTGCACGGCGTTATAAAGCCCGAGCGAGGTTTCGTCGCCGATAGCGGTTAGAGCGTATTCGAGCCGGACGGGCGTGGCCGGGACTGTAGCGAGCGCCTTATTGACGAGCCCACGCTTGATGCCGGTCTGCTGGACGAGCGAGCGAGAGACCTGTGTGCGCGCCTTGTTGCCGCCCTCGTTGAGCGAGCGCATGAAGACGATCTTCGCTTCTCGCCCCGATATCGACATGAGCTTGAGAGCGAAGCGCTCGACGATCTTGTCACCGACGACGACGACCTGCACGTGATATCCTCACCAGATGATGCGCCGCCACTCGCGCCAGCACTTGCGGCATTCGATGTGATAGACCGGGATGCCCCGGCTCTCGCTTACGCCGACGATTTCGGTATCGTGCGCCTCGTCCTCGTCGAACTGCCGTTCGCAGATACACGGTACCCCACGTTGCGACGCGACCGCGATAGCGGACGCAACGTCCGTCACCGGCTTTGCTTCCATGCCCTGTGTTGCCCCAAAAGAAAGCCCCGGTCCGCTAGGGCGGACCGGGGCGAGCGATGTGGTGTGTCGGACTGAGCGTCGCACCGCGCGACGCCTACGAACCAATCTTGCCCGATTGCATTTCCGAGCGCAAGAGCCTCGTCTGCCCGCTGTCTCGTTGCCACTGTTTGCGGGCGGCGCTGCATCGCCCGTCGGGCTTCGGTCATCAAGGGGGCGCGGCATAGCCGCAGCCGCTCCTCTCTCTCGTGGCTCTCCCTCAAAGCTCGTAGTCGTCGCCTATTGTAGAGAGAAATCCAGTTCGTCTCTCTCTCCTATCTCATCTCTCTTTCCTATCCTTTTAGAACCCGCGCCGTCCTGCGCCCCTTGAGGGGGCGCGTCCGGCGCTGGCTAAGGAGAGAGTTGATAATAGAGGTGAGGCTGTTGCGCGAAAGAAAGCCGGTTTTTTGGCTCGCCGTCAACGCTCTTTTTTGGCTCACTTCGCAGGCGGCATTGAGCGCCTCAGCGCAAATTATTGAGGCACAATAACAATTCGGCCTTGGCTCAGGTGTAGGAGAAAAATCGTTTTTTGTTGATAGGGGCTTGACAGGTTTTCGGCTCTCGGAGGGCTCCGGGGCGCTGTCGGAGTGTCCCCGGACGGCGCGAAAGTGTCCCCGAGCGCCCGGAATGTGTCCCCGGAGCGCACCGATATGTCCCCTAGGCCGGATTTCGTGTCCCTGACGCCGGAAAATGTGTCCCCGGACGGGCGGCAGGCAGCCGTCCGTCCGGCGCGTGCCTTACTTGACGACGAGAATGATCGTCAGGACAGCGGCAGGCATGCCCACAACGAACAGCATACCGCCGACGATCTCAGCTAAACGTTCCCACATTGTCGTCCTCCCTTCCTTCCGCGTGCGACTAGTTAATGGGCGGATTGCTCACAAGGCGCTCGGCCTCGGCGTGCGCCGTCTTGGCAACCGACTTCATAGTGGCGGAAAGCACATCGACAAACTCGTCGATATAGCCCTCAACATACGTTGTCCCGATCATGACAGCGAGGGCGCTTGCCGTCCCCAAGATGATGTGCTGCCGATCGATGCCCGCCTCGTTCATCACCTCGGCGATACGCAAGACAGAGCAGCGAACCGCTGTGAAGTCATCCGGATCGAAATTCGCCAACGTCCCCTCCCTCGGCTGGACTAGGGCTCAAGCGACAACGCGGTAAGGCTCGGTAGCGGCCCGCGCCAGCAGATCGTCTACGGCCCGCTTTGCTCCGCCGAGCCCCGCGCACTGCGTGACGCACACGCCGCCCCTAACCACGTCCCAAACCTCCGGTCGGCGATGGTAGATCAGATACCCTCGGTATTCTTTTGGGGTCCTGTCGGTGCTGTAAAACTCCGGTCCGTATTCAGGGCGCCCCGGTTTGTGCCAAGGGTTTCGGTAGGTTGTTAGGCTAGTCATCGTCGGGTCTCCCGGTTGCGGCGGCGCTCAATGCGCCGCCCTCTTCGGTCCGTCACCAATCGGCGTTAGCGGCCTCATCGCGCCACGCCAGCGGGGCGCGGGCGCGCTCGACGTCCTCGACCGTCGCTGGCTCCCAAGGGCTGCGCTCCGTCGGACCGTGCGTGTAGAGGCGCACGGTGCGCGCCACGATGCGTCCGTTGCGGCGCGTGATCTCGACGTACTCGCCGCAGCAGCCATCGGCTGCATAGACGTCGCTCTGGTAAACTTTGCTGGCCATGGTGGGGGGGCTCCTCTAGCTTGTGAGAGCGGCGATTAGCGCGCCGCCTGGATGCGTTCCCGAAGCCGCCCGAAAGCGGCGGCGAGGTCGTAGGCCGTGTACTCGTTGAGCTCCATGTGCGTCGGCCCGTCCTCGCTGCGGGCGAGACCCCAGCCGTCGATTGTCTCGATGGCAAGCTCCACGTCAGTGCTATCGTCCAGAACCGCCCGCTGAAAGTCTATGCCGTTCGCACCGCCAGCCGAAAGCCAATCCTCGGCGATGGCGTCGAGCATCTCGGTCGTGGTGCGGAAAAGGCTGTTTTGGAATTCGTTGCGGATCATAGCTGCATCTCCCGTGTCGGCTCTTCATCCATTCCCATTCGGGATGCTTTTTTTATAAGGCGCGTCGGTTGGAAATGCAACCAAAAAATGATCGGAAATGCAAAAAAAATGCCCCGCGCCGGATTGACCGAACGCGGGGCGTGCCGTGTGCCCGAGGAGACCGCTCGTGCGCCTAGGATCGTGCGCAAAACGGACGTTTTTTTCAAGCCCCTTCGCTAGTCTTGCGCTTCCGCGTCCGCATAAAAGCGGATAGCGCCTCACGGTTCGATTGGAGGCGACGCTGGCGCTCAACCTCCGCCTTCCAAAACGCCACCGCCTTTGCCATGGCCTCCTCGCGCGTCCTGCCGGGATGGGCGACCGGCAGACGGCGCGGCGCGGAGGGCGGCCGAAACACGATCCGCCAACGTCTCCCAATCCTCATCGCCGGTCTTGCACGAATATTCGAACAGGAAGTCCTCCGGCCCGCTGATGCCCTCCTCTGCGCCTGGGCAAAGCCCCTGGCCGGCTCCCCAATTCGCGAACCTGATCGCCTCGCGGATCAGATCAACCATCTCGTCAGTCACGTGCATCGTCGCCTCCGGTGGTGAGGGCGTTGTGAGCCTGCCACCACGCGCTGTTGATGTTGGATTGGGCAGCAGCGCCGGCACCTCGTCGGTGGCGCTCGTGAGCGCGACTGTCTGCTTAGACATGGGCTACCTCCGGTGAGATGATGCCGTGGACGGCCGCCATCTGGGTGCCGATGCGCAG